ATGGCATTGGCACGACAGAAGCCGTCCGGCAAATGGGAGATTGGGCTGCGGCACCCATCCCTGCCCGGGGGGCGCAAGTATTTCACCTTCGACACCGAGGCCGAGGCCAACGCCTACGCCGAACAGTGGCGCCTGATGAAGCTGGCCGGCATTGACCCGCCGGCCGAATTGCTCAAGCCCAAGGCGCAGACCGACGCCACGCTGGCGCAGGTGGTGCGGGCCTGGGCGAACAGTGGGCACGCGGCCCCCACGCAGCAGTCGGCCCTGGGCTCGCTGGTGATGGAGGTGGGCGCCGTGAAGCTGCAGGACGCCACCTACGCCTGGCTGACCACCTACCTGCAGCGCCTGAAGGTGGAAAAGAACCTGTCGCCGGGCTCGATCCGGCACCGCATCCAAGCGCTGGGCCGGTGCATTGACGAGTGGATGCGCCACCACCCCGAGGTGGTGATGCAGAACCCGACCCGGCTGCTGCCCAAGGGGTACAGCGGCTACAACGAGCGCGACAAGACGCTGGTGGAGGCGGCGGGGAAGGCGCCCAAGGCGGACGTGTCGCGCGACCGGCGCCTGCTGCCGGGCGAAGAGGACAAGATCGTGTTCGTGCTGTCGGGCGGGCAGATGCCGGGCAAGCCCCGGGGCCTGCAGCTGCTGGGGGGCAATGCCCTGCTGACGATGTTCCTGGTGATCGTGAACACCGGCATGCGACTGAAAGAGGCCTACACCCTGCGGCGCGGCCAGGTGGACCTGGACGCCAAGGTGATCCGGGTGCAGTCCAGCAAGCAATGGCGGGGGAAGGTGGCCTATCGGGATGTGCCGATGCGGCCCGAGGTGCACGCGGCGCTGGTGAAGTACCTGTCCACGCGGACCATGCTGCCCAGCGCGTGGCTGTTCCCTTTCATGGAGGAAGAGCCTGGCATCACCATGAAGAAAGTCAGCCAGCGCCTGTCGTTCCGCTTCAAGCTGGCGTTCGAGTACGCCGGCATCAAGGGCCTGCGGGAGCACGACCTGCGGCACGAGGCCACGTGCCGGTGGCTGGAAATGCGGGACGCCACGGGCAACTGGATGTTCCGCCTGGAAGAGGTGAACCGCGTCATGGGTTGGGCGGCCAACTCCACGATGGCGCAGCGGTATGCGTCCTTCCGTGGCGTGGACTTGGCGGCGCGCATGTGGGCTACACCGGCAGGCGAGGGGGCACGCGGCGCCGCGGCTTGACCTGGTGCGCGATGGGGGTGATGCCGGGCTGGCGCTTCGCTCGGCGCTGCTCTGCTTCCTGGCGGGCTTTCTCGGCCAGGTAGGCCAGCAGGTCCAAACGAACGAACAGCCACGAGCGGCCCAGCTTCAGGCCCGGGATCTCGCCGGCGCGCGCCAGCTCTTCGACTTGCTCGGGCGTGCAGCGCAGCAGCTCGGCGCATTGGGTGGAGTCGATGGTGTCGGTCATGCTTCAGGGCTTGTCGGCCTCGCGGGCCATGAACATCAGAGCCATGATGACGACGCCCAGGAAGGCGCCGATCATCAGGCCGGCAATGAAGATCGCCAGGCTCATGCAGTCGATCAGTTCGTCTTGGCGTAGGCGCCCAGCAGAACGGGCATCGTGCCGTTGAGGGAATCGCGCACCAGGTCGGCCAGCTCATTGGCCATTTCCTCGGCGTGCAGCTCGGCCTTCACGATGCGCAGCACGATCGAGGTCTTGTCGCTACCGGTCTGCACGCCCAGGCGCAGCACGAACAGGCGTTCGGCCAGGTCCTTGTAGGGCACGCACTTGAAGTAGATGGTGGTCGGGATCGGGTCTGCACTGGTGGCCTGCACCGACTCGAATGCGCTCTTGCTGGCGCTCAGCGACTGCTCGCTGGATTCCAGCTTGCGCATGGCCTCAATGGTCAGCTTGCGGATGGCGGCGATTGCCTTGGGCGGCTTGATCAGGCCCTGCTCGTTGAAGCACTCGATCAGGTCGGGCCAGTCCTCCAGGAACTCGGCGGCGACGGTCTGGGTCAGCCCGCGGCCACAGGCGTGCTGCAGCAGGGCTCGGTATGCGGCCGTCTGTTGCGCCTGAAGCTTGGCGCGGTTGTCGGTGTGGCCCGGCTTCTCGGGGGTGCCCAGGTTCAGCACGGCGGTGGCGGACATTTCGCCGGCGTCCACGAAGACGCTGGCGCCGGCCTCGGCGTGGGCCGTGGCGTAGGCGGCAAAGTCCTTCAGCGCGCTGGTGGTCATCACGCCACGGGCGCGGCGACGGCTGGGGAGGTACTTTTCCAAATCGCGCTCGGTGAAGTGCTCCGGCAGCGCGACGACGGAGGTTTCCGCAAATGCGGCTCGCACTGCGTTGCCAGCTTCGTAAATGCCGCCGCCGTGCTGCAGGGCTTCGATAGCTTCTTTGTCGAACATGGTGTTGCTTTCTGCTTGGTGTTGCGGGTGGTGCTTAGACGATTTCGCCCTGCTTGTTCATGAGGGAAGGCTGGGCCAGAGACAGCGCGCCGAACCGGCCGACGTGCAGCACGGTGGATCGCTTTTCTTCTTCGCCGGCCTTGCCGTCCATGGTCGGCTTGACGTACTTCAGGGTGTGCTCGCAGCGCACCTGGCTGGTGCCGGGGATGCGCTGGAACACCAGCTTCACGGTCACTTCGCCGGCCTTGTCGTTGTCCACGGTGGCGGCGGCCACTTGGGACAATGCGATGGACAGCTTGCGGTCGAACACGCCGCCGTCCAGGTCGGTGATGAATTCGCCCACGTCAGTGGCTGCTGCCGTGGTGTCGGGTGTCGCGGTCATGGTTTCCTTTCGGTTGGTGAGGGGGATCAAAACGGGAGTCGTCGTCCATGTCATCGAAGCCAGTGGACCCGCCGCCCTGCACTGGGGGGCGATCCGGGCGGGCTGCTGGCGCGGTGCGCGGGCCGCTGTTGCGGTAGCCGCCCTGCTGCTGCGCCGGCGCGTGGCCGCCGCCTTGGTCGTCACGGCCGCCCAGCAGCTGCAGCTCGGTGGCCACGATGTCCACGGTGTTCTTTTCCACGCCCGACTGGTCGGTGTACTTGCCGTACTTCAGCCGGCCTTCGACGTAGATCGGCTTGCCCTTCTTCACGTAATCGCCCGCGATCTCGGCCAGGCGCTCGTAGAACGTGACGCGGTGCCACTGGGTTTCCTCGGTCACCTCGCCGGTGTTGCGGTTCTTGCGCCGGCTGGTGGTGGCGATGCTGACGTTGGCCACGGCCTGGCCGCTGGGCAGGTAACGGATCTCGGGGTCGCGGCCGCAGTTGCCGACCAGGATCACTTTGTTGACGGATGCCATGGTCGTGCTCTCAGGCGGCGCGGGCCGCGATGCTGCGCTCGGCCACGGCCATGACGCCGGGGAACAGCTCGCCGGCCTTCTTGAAGGCGCGGGCCTGGGCGCCCAAGAACTTGGTGTCGGCCTGCAGGCACTCGATGGGGGCCAGGCCCTGCGCCACGGCCTTGACCAGCAGCTCCAGGTTGGTGACCTCGGCGCTGTAGGTGACGCGGCCGGTGATGCCGGTGACTTTGGCCGGGGCTTCGACGGCAGGCGCCACGGTCACCACCTGGGCGGTCATGGCGGCCACGGCGGCCTGTTCCTCGGCGGCTTGCGCGGCGGCCATGGCAGCGGCGGCGGCTTCCTGATCGCCAGCGGCTGCAGCGGCCTGGGCCTCTTCCTGGGCACGGCGCGCGGCCTCGGCCTGCTCGCGCTCGATGGCGGCCAGGCGCTCGCGCTCGGCGCGGGCTTCGGCTTCAGCCTTGCGGCGGGCCTCGGCCGCGATGCGTTCCTGCTCGGTGGTCCAGCCCACTATGGCGCGCTTCAGGGTGACCTCGGCCCGGTCCAGGTAGTCCTTGGGGGGGCGGAACAGATCGTTCACCGCCTTCACCGCCTGGTTGAGCGGGCCGGTGATGCTGGTGCGCTTCTCTTCGACCTCTTTCTGGAGGGCCTTCACCTGCTTGAGGTCGTCGCTGGCCAGCTCGAACATGGTCGGGCTGTCGATCACGAAGTCGCTGGCGCCGGCCAGGGCGGCCTGGGCCTTGTTGGCCAGCACGATCGCGGCGCTGGCGTCGTAGGTCACGGTGTCGGTGGTTTTCATGGGGCTCCTTAGAACTTGGGGGTGATGGAGTGCCGCGCGCACCAGTTGCGCAGCGTCAGCAGGGAACAGAACAGCGGCCAGTCGGCCGGGTCGGTGTAGGGCTTGGCCACGTAGGTGCCGTCGCCCTTGAGCTGCACGGCCAGGCGATCGGCATACGGCTGCTGGAGTGCATTGGCGTAGGCGGCCAGCTGCGGGCCCACGGCCGGGTACAGCTGGGCGGTGCTCTTGATGTCCACCACGGTGGGGCGGCCGTTGACCTTGCCGAAGCGGTCGGGTGTGCCGGCGTAGCGCATCGTTGCGTTGTAGGCGGGCTGCTCGATCTGCTCCCACTCAACCGAATGGTCGGCGCTGAACGCGATCCATGCGTCTAGGTATGACCACAGCGCCGGGTCGAGGGTGTTGTGATCTAGCTCGCCAAGGTCGTGCAGCTCGCAGGCGCGGTGCACTGCCTTGCCGAAGTCCGAAGCGGCCTGCAGAACATGCGGCGGCACGCGGCTGAAGTCGGTCAGCGGGGACAGCACGCTGGTGACGCCGGGCACCTTCTGGCCGTTGAGGTAGTAGGTATGCGTCTGCTCATCGAAGGTCAGCATCACAGCACCGCCTTCAGTGCAACGAAGTCCGCCTTGGTCATCTGCAGGGCTTCGTCAAACGCGAGCCCGGCCGCCTGGTAGGCCTCGGCCTTGGTCCAGCCCTTCGCCTCGATCTTCTTGCTGATGTAGGCGATCTCGCCCTGGGTGGCGGGCGCGCTGTCGCCGGCGGCGGCGGTCGGCGCGGGGGCGGCCGGCGCGTCGGCAGGTGCGCGGCGCTGGGGCTTCGCCACAGGCGGCTTGCTGGCGGTGCGCGCTGCGGGCTCGCCCATTTCCTGGCCGTCCTCGTCCAGGTCGTCGTCGGCGGCCACGCCCAGCATGGCGGTGACCAGGTAGCGGCGCAGGTAGGTGATCGCGGCGCCGAAGCTCTTGGGGTCGCCTAGGTCGCGGGCGCTGGGCATGGCCACTTCGCTGGTCAGCATGCCGCCGTCGGCGTGCACCAGGCAGCACACCAGCAGCGGGCCGCCTTGGTTGCTCTCCACGCGCTGGATGAGCGCCAGGCCATTGGCCGCCAGGGCGGGGCGGGTCTTGCTCAGGATTTCTTCCAGGTCGGCGTAGCGGAACCGGTACCGGCCGCCCGACTTCATCGTGATCTCAACATCGCGGTTCTTCACGATGGCCTGGAATGCGCCTTGGGCCTTGGCCAGTGCGGCGTACAGCGCGGGCATGGCGCCGGCTTGGTGGGGGGTGTTGCTCATTGGGTGTACAGCGACAAGATGGCGAAACTGAGGGCGCAGCCAACGGCCAGGCCAACGAAGAACCAGCCGACGGCCGGCAGGCGCTCATCGGGCTCGCGCCCGGTGAACTGGATGGGCTGCGGGTTGTCCAGCTCGTAGAGGCCGCAGGTGTAGGGGGTGGGGCACTTGGCGTGCTTGCAGTGGCCGGCGCAGCTCATGCGACCTCCGGGGCCACGCCGCCGGCGATGCCCAGCAGCAGGGCCAGGACCACGGCCACGGCAGGCCAGAACCAGCGGGGGCGCCCCAGGCGCTCGTACAGCTCTTCGAGCAGGTAGGGATTCACAGCGCGGCCTCCTGTGCTGCCAGCTCGGCCTGGCGCCGGATGTCGTGGCTGTGGCGCTCGTAGTGGCTGGCGATGTCGTCCAGCGCGGGCACGTCCAGGGCCGGCAGGATGTTCAGGCCTTCGTAGATGACGGATTCGACCTTGGCCAGCTCGTCGTCGCACACGTCGGCGGTGACGGTGACGCGGGCCCCTTCCAGGCCGATGGTCATGAGCCACGTCAAGGTGGCGCTCAGGCCCACGTAGCGCGGGTCCTGCTTGCTGGTGACTGGGCCCCAGGTGGCGGCATCGCCCGGGCCGACGCGGATGTCTTGGTTCATGTCTCACCCCGTTGGTTGTTGATGGGGTGATTACACAGCATGTTTACACAAATGTCAAACGCGACGTTTAGTTTTTGTTGAGCCCAGGGTAAACACCAAATCGTCAGGCGAAAAAAAACCCGCCGAAGCGGGTTGGATGGGCGGGCGGTGGGCTACTCGCAGACTAGGTGCGGCCCAGCCTTGTCGTGTTCCCATCGGCAGTTCTCGTCTGACGACTCTCCCCAGTGAAGCACTGGGAACGTCAGCAATAGGCCAACCACCAAGACGGCCAGCACCAGGAGCGCGGCATACTCTTTCCAGGGGGCGTCAAGATTGATCTTGGCGTTCAGTAGGACGATCAGAGCCCCAAGGCAGGCGAGCCATAGAGCGAGGTGCATGTAACGGCCTCCGGTTGTTTTTACTTCCCCCGATTGTGGCCGCAATCCTGACGCACGGGACATGCTGGCGCCGTCAGGTCGCCAGCGCTTCCTCCAGCAGCGCGAGCTGGGCGTCCTGGTCCTTCTTGCGCAGGCCGGCGATTTCGGCAATGTCGTCGGCCGGCACGCTGGCCAGCTCCTTCGGTTCCAGCTTGTGCAGGCCCCCGCCATAGACCCGGCCGCTGCCCAGCAGCGACTCGGCCTTGATCGCGTTGAGCGCACGCCAGACGGCGCGCAGCATTTCCGGGTGGCCCGCCAGGCGCTCGGCCAGCCGGGGCTTCGGGTACAGCATCAGGAAGACGTTGGTGGCGGTGGCCTTGGACTCGTTGAGGATGAACCGGAACGGCCGCCCGGCGTGGTCGCTGCGGCCCAGGTAGGTGCAGACGATCGGCGCGGCGGGGCGGTCTTCCTGGCCGTACCAGACCTTTCTTGACCGGCACAGGTAGCGCGGTGCGACGTGCTCGATGCCGGTCTTCAGGTAGGACCAGAGCGCCGGGTAGTCGCGCTGCACGACCTCTTCTGGGAGGTTGCAGTTGATCAGGAACAGGCGCTTGTCCAGCAGCGGGACGCCTTGGGCATCGCCCTTGATCTCTTCCGCCTTGACGTGGCGGGTGCTGGGCAGAACGGGTTGCAGGAACTGCGGAGGCAGCTGCAGCTCCTTGGCCTTGGCCTCGTCGATGATGAAAAAGCCGTTGTCGCCGGTGGCCAGGCCGCGCTTGATGGCGAACAGGTCGCCCAGGCGGTAGCCCTCGTGGTCGACCTCAACCTCTGACCGGGGGAAGCGGGTCCATTTCTCGGTTTTCTCCAGGTCCTGCAGGCCGACGTGCTTCACGGTGGTGGGTGCCTGCAGCGTGCCGCCGTAGCTGAACATCACCTGGTGGTCGGGCGCCGGCTTGCCCTGGCGGAACCACACGACGGCGGACGACACCAGGGCGTCGTTGAACTGGACATCGTTCGGGTCGAAGCGGTGGATGTGCAGCAGCGTCACCTCGCGCAACAGGTACTGCTTGAGCTTGCGGCCGTAGTTGACATCCATGAACTCGCTGGGGATGAGCCAGCCGGCGACGCCGTTGGGGGCCATCCAGGTGTGCGACAGGGCCATGAAGTGGCAGTACAGCCCGGCCAGGCCGCTGAGGCGGATGTGCGCCCTCTCTTGCCCGAGCGCCTGCAGCCGCAGCTTGTCCTCGCCCGCCAGGTGGTGGTGGCGGACATACGGGGGGTTGCAGATCAGCAGGTTGGGCTTTTCCGCGTCCTGGGCCGGCGGGTCTTGCCGGGTAAAGTCGCCCATGGTGATCTGCAGCGGCGTGCCTTCCCAGAGCTTGCGCGCGGGCTCGCCGTAGTGCGGGTCGATCTCGAACCCCCGGGCGGCGGCGACCTTGTGGCCGTTGGCGCAGGCCAGCAGCGCCGAATAGAACGAGCCGGTGCCGATGGCCGGGTCCATGAAGCGGACGGGCTCATGCTTCGGCAGCAGGGACAGGCCATAGGCCAGGATGTCGCGGGCGAGCAGGGTGGGGGTGGCGAACTGCCCGAGCCGGTTTCTTTCCGGCTGGGTCTTCAGGCCGTCCAGCTCGGCCTGCAGGGCAAGCCGGTCTTCTTCGAGCCTGTCGGCGTTGGCGGTCATTTCAGATCCCGAAGTGGGTGAAGTCGTCGATCCGGTGTTCCCAAACCCAGTCAATGCCCTCGGCGGCCTCGTAACCGAGATAGCCGCTGTCGAAGTAGCCGCAGAGGAACAGGTTGAAGCGGACATTCGCCCCGTAGTTGCTGCGAAGTTGGGCCATTTTCACGGCCTCTTCCTTCCTGCGCTTGTTGGTGTTGGTGAAGTCGCCGGCCGATTTGGCCTCGAAGAAGATGGGCAGCTCGCCGGCCTTGGCCTTCTTGGGCTTGATGACCGCATCGACCGGGATGTTGACCTCCTGCACGCCACCTTCGAGCTTCACCGGGACGTTCATGCGGAAGCTGAAGGTGCCGGGCTTCATCGCGTCGAACTTCACCCCATCGCCACCCGGTTGCTGCGTGTAGCCCCGGGCTTCAAGCCAGGCCTTGATTGCCGCGAGCTGGCGCTTTTCCTGGGCGTTGCGAATGATCGGATTGGCCACGGCGCCACAGAGCCGGTCGGCGACGATGGTGGCCGCGCGGTGGATCTCGGCCTGGTTGGCCGGCTGCTGGCGGCCGATCCAGACGAAGATGTCGGGGTCGGCCATTTTCTCGATGATCTCGCCAATCTTGACCAGGTGCGTGTCGGCTTCGCAGGCCGACATGCGGACCGGCAATCTTTTGTCCTGCTCCATGCTCTTGACGAGAGTGGCGGACACGCCGGCCAGCCCTATCAGCCGGTCCACCGCGATCGGCGGGCAGGTGGACATGCGCAGCGTCGGCAAAATCTCGGGGTGCTCTCGCAGCAGGGCCGGCTTGATGTTCGTCAGGTTGCCGGTGGCCTTCAGCGCGGCTTCGACATCTTTGGTCGTCTGCACCCTGGTTTCCCGAAAGGCCTTGGGTGCGAACTTCATGAACCAGTCGTTGTACATGTCCACGGACTGGGCGATGTCAGCCTTCCAGAGCTGAGGCTTGTCGAGATTGACGGGCATTGTTCTCCTTCCTGCGGCCGGGTCCGGCCTTTCTTTGTGTGGCGGCGCGTTACCTGCGTCGGTATTTCCGGTGTTCGACCATGGTGCCCACGATCCTGATGGGCGTCACGTCTGACCGCATCGAAGGGTAGTCCTCATTCAGCGGGATCAGCTCGAACACCATGTCGCCGCGATCGTTCACCCCGCGCGGCCGGTACTTTTTGAAGGTGGCCTCTTCCTCGCCGTTCTTGGCCACCACAAAGTCGCCGGGCTGGGGGGCGATGGTCGGGTCGATGATGACGCGATCGCCCGGCTTGAACTCGGGCAGCATCGAGTCGCCCTTGATCTCCAGCGCGAAGGCGCTGCTGGACAAATCCAGGTCGGTCATCAGCCAGTCGTCGGCGTCGCCGACCACGTAGGGGTCTGAGGCCTCGGTCCAGATCCCGGCCTGCACGTAGCTGATGAGCGGGACGCGGCTGGTGCCAAGCTCTGCCGGGGCCACGTTCGCCCCGTCGGCAAGGGCCATGGGTCCTTTCCCGGTGTCAAGCCAGGATGCAGAGCAGCCGATGGTTCGCTGAGCTAGCAACAGCCCCTGCTTGGACACGCCCCTGGTTTCCCAGTTGTGCACGGTCTGCGAGGAAGTGTTCAGCGCCCGCGCGAGTGCGGCCTGTCCCTGGATCTTCTTGAGTTCTTTGGCCGCGTGGTACAGCCGTTCCATTTGCGGGTGCATGACCGCATTCTCGTTGAAGTAAACATTCTGTTGTTATACAGAGTGTTGACATCTTTGTAAACACCGTGTGTAATTCGTGCCCATGAGCACACCCCACACACCCCAGATTGAAGAAGATCGAAAGCTGATTCGCCGCCTGGGCGGCCCGTCCAAGCTGGCCAAAACGCTGGGCTACAGCAAACCAGGCAGCGTCCAGCGCATTCAGAACTGGACAGTCCGCGGCATTCCAGCAGCAGTCAAGGTTGCTCACCCCGACATCTTTCTGGGGAGCAAGCCGGTGGCAGAAAGCGTCTGATCATGGACGCGATCGACCTTTTCGCCGGCGCCGGCGGATTCAGTACCGGCGCGCGCATGGCTGGCGCGAATGTCGTCTGGGCCGCCAACCACTGGCCGGCCGCTGTCGAGGTTCATGCCAACAACCACCCCGACACGCTGCACATCTGCCAAGACCTGCAGCAAGCCGACTGGACACAGGTCCCCGCGCACGACCTGCTGATGGCGTCACCGGCTTGCCAGGGGCACAGCCGAGCCCGTGGCAAGGAGCGCCCGCACCACGACGCACAGCGCTCGACCGCGTGGGCGGTTGTGTCAGCCGCCGAACACCACCGCCCGGCGTTCTTCCTGGTCGAGAACGTGCCCGAGTTCGCAAAGTGGGAGCTGTACCCGGCGTGGTGCGCCGCCATGACCGCCCTGGGCTACGCAATGACGCCGATGGTGCTGGACGCAGCCGATCACGGTGTAGCGCAGCACAGGCGCCGCCTGTTCATTGTCGGCACCCGGTCAAGGCATCCGATTGCGCTGAAGCTGCCCAGGCTGAGCCACGTGGGCGCCGGCACGCTGATCGACTTCGAGGGCGGCAAGTGGTCGCCGATTGAACGACCGGGGCGATCAGCCGCCACGCTGGCGCGCATCGCCGAGGGCCGGCGCGTGTGTGGTCCGCGGTTCCTGACGGCCTATTACGGCAACGAGCGGGGCGGCCGCAGCCTTGAGCGCCCGGTCGGCACCATCACCACGCGCGACCGATGGGCAGTGATCGACGGCGACCGCATGCGCATGCTCAACGTGCAGGAATGTCGGCGCGCGATGGGCTTCCCTGACGACTACCAGCTGCCGCACCGCGCGAAGGACGCCATGCACATGCTCGGCAACGCTGTGGTGCCGCCGGTGGCGCGCGATGTCATCAACGCCCTGAAGGTGGCGGCGTAATGGCTGGCGACTGGATCAAGATGCGCGTGGACTTGGCCACAAGTCCGAAGGTTGTCCGCATCGCGTCCGCATTGCGTGCGGACAGGTTGCGCGTGATTGGCGGACTTCATGCGGTCTGGTGTCTGTTCGATGTCCACTCAACCGATGGACACCTGGACGGATACACGCTTGATGCGCTGGATGAGCTGATCGGGTTTCCTGGCTTCGGCGCAGCGATGGTGGCGGTCGGGTGGCTCGAAGACGGCGGCGATTACCTATGCACGCCACGCTTTGACGAGCACAACGGCCAGTCTGCCAAGCGCCGCGCGATGGAGACAGAGCGCAAGCGGGAAGCCCGAAAACTGTCCGCATCGGATGCGGACAAATTGCGGTCCAGAGAAGAGAAGAGAAGAGATACCTCTTCACTACGTTCAGAGGTAGAGCCGCCGCGCAAGCGCAGCGCGCCCCCCCAGCTCGCCCGACCTGCCGACGTTGCCGAGCAGACCTGGGCCGACTGGCTGGCACTGCGCAAGGCCAAGAAGGCCCCAGTCACCGAGACCGTGATCCAGCAGGCCATGGCCGAGGCCGACAAGGCCGGCATGCCGCTGGACGCCTTCCTGCAGGTGTGGTGCATGCGGGGGTCGCAAGGCCTGCAGGCCGACTGGCTGAAGCCGGCAGAGCGCCAGGTGGCCAGCCGCCAGCCCATGAGCTACGCCCAGCAGGACGAGCTGGCGCGCCGCGCCCGGTGGGAGGAAATGACCGGCCGCAAGTGGCCCGAGGCCGTCCAGCCTGTCGAGGCCGGCGACTTCATCGACGTTGACATGCAGAGGATCGCATGAGCCTGTCCATCAAAGCCATTGACCGCCTGTTCGAGCGCCTGGCCGCCACCTACGGCGCCGGGTGGACGCGCCAGTGGGCCGATGTGCCCATGGCTGACGTGAAGACCGCGTGGGCGCATGAGCTGGCCACATTCGCCAACAGCTTGCACCGCATTGCCTGGGCGCTGGAGAACCTGCCGCCCAAATGCCCGAACGTGATCGAGTTCAAGGCTCTGTGCCGCCTGGCGCCCGCGCCGGATGTCCCCATGCTGCCGATGCCCAAGGCGGACCCTGAGCGGGTCAAGGCAGAGCTGGCCAAGCTGGGGCATGTACCGGGGGTGAAGCGCCAGGCGCCGTCCGGCATCGACCACAAGGCGTGGGCGCGGCGGATCGTGGCGCGGCATGACGCCGGCGAGAAGTTGAGCCCGACGACCGTGCGCTTTGCCCGCGAGGCGCTGCGTTCGCACCTGGTGCCGGAGGCCGTTTGACATGCCCCGCCTGCATCCAATCGAGCGAACGGCCGCACTGTGGGGCCTACCGTTTTCAGTGCCTGGAGTGCTGCGCGCGCCTGGTGCTGAGTGCCTACCCGAGCAAGCCGCATGCCGCGGGGATGCTGGCTGCTATCGAGCGGTTCCCGGGGAACCCTGGCCGGGCGCGCGTGCTGGAGTCCGTGCGCCTTGGCCTGGAGAAACGCCGCTCAGCTACGCCGAGGTCGAACAAGGCGTGATGGAAGGCGTGCTGTGACGATGTACTGCGCCCTGTGTGGCCGCCCGATGGAGCAGGCGGCCGTCCTGATCGGCACGATGCCCGTGGGCCCGAAGTGCGCCCAGCGCGCCGGCCTGATGCCGCTGGCCCAGCGCAAGAGCGGGCTGGTGTTCCCGGTGCTGCGCCGGAAGGTCGTCAAGCCGCAGCAGCCCCAGACCCTGGACATGTTCCCGGAGGCCGCGGCATGAAGGCGATGCTGCTGAAGACCGACAAGGGCCTGCGCGGCGCCACGCCGGCCGACCAGGAGGCCTGGGCCAAGTTCCGCCGCCGGCTGGAGACCATGAAGCCGGGCACGTGGCTGCGCATGGAGTGGGCACGGCCGCGGCACGGCAAGCACCACCGCAAGCTCTTCGCCCTGCTGAACCTGGTGGCCGAGAACAGCGAGACCTACGACACGACCGAGAAGGCGCTGGTCGCGGTGAAGCTGGTGACCGGCTACGCCGACCCGATCATCGACCCGACCACGGGCGAGCTGATCCAGGTGCCGCGCTCGATCGCCTACGACGCCATGGACCAGGACGAGTTCGAGGGGTTCTACAGCGCCGCGATCGACGGCGTGCTGCGCCACATCCTCACCGGCATGGACCGCGACACGGCGGACCGGCTGCTGGAAATGATCATCGAGGGCTGGGGCTGACCGTGCAGAGCAAGAACAAGAAGGCCCCGACCGCCGCCGAGAAGCGCCACATCGAGCGGGTGAAGGCGCTGCCGTGCTCGGTCTGCGACGAGGCAGGCCCCAGCGACTGCCACGAGATCAAGCAGGGCCAGTGGTTCACGTCAGTGGCCCTGTGCAAGAGCTGCCACCAGGGCGAGCTGATGGGCCTGCACGGCCAGCGCCGCGCTTGGGCAATCCGCAAGATGGACGAGCTGGACGCGCTGGCCGTGACCGTGCGGAGGCTGGTGGCGTGAGGCGGATGCTGGACATGGAAGACCTGCCCATTGGCGCCCGGGTGCGCACCCCCACCGGCCGCGTGGGCACCGTCGTGAAGCACCGCGGCGCCGAGAGCAAGCGCGACCACTTTCAGCGGGTGGTGGTGTTCGTCGGCCCACGGCCGCGCGACACGGTGGCCCTGCAGCCGCACCTGCTGGAGCGCGTGGACAAATGTCCGCCCGAGCCGGGTGGAGAAAGAAGAATCGACCGATGACCCTGATGCTGACCTTGCCCTGGCCGCCCGCCGGCCTGAGCCCGAACGCCCGCACCCACTGGGCCAAGCTCGCCAAGCTCAAGCGCCAGTACCGCGAGGCCTGCGCCTGGACGGCCACAAGCCAGGGCGCCCGCCCGGTGAAGGCCGACACGCTGCACCTGACGCTGACGTTCGTGCCGCCCACGCGGCGCCAGTACGACCTGGACAACGCGCTGGCCCGCATGAAGGCCGGACTCGATGGCCTGGCCGATGTGCTGCGTGTGGACGACTCGCGCTGGTCGCTGACGATCCGCAAGGCCCCCGAGGGCGAGGTGGGCGGCATGGTGCGGGTGGAGGTGACGCCATGAGGAAGCAATGCAGGCGCAAGGTCTGGGCGCTGGTGAATCCGATCCAGCACGCCATCGAGGGGGCGGCCATCACTCCGGACGAAAAGCTGAACCAGCTAAAGCTGCGCGAGCTGGCCGCCATTGAAGCATTCGCCAAGGGCAAGGCCACTGTGCGCGAGTGGCAGGACATCGTGCACATGGCCAACCTGTGCGAGCTGATGGCAGCCAATGGCGTGGGCCCCGAGGCGGCCAGGGATTGCGCAGCCCTTCAGGCCCACATGGTGGAGGCCGCAAAGCGTTACGAGCGCACCAAGAAGATGGGCGCCACTGGCGAGGGGCTGCAGGCCATGCGCAGCGTGTTCGAGTACCACCACCTGCAGCGAACCAGCATCAGCCGGGGAGAGTACGAGCGCTTCATCGGTGAGCTGAAGAATCGGGTCAAGTCCAAGGCGCCCGAAGTGGTGGTGATCTGATGGCCAGACCCAGCAAGTTGAGCCCGGAGCAGTGGGCAGAGATTGAGCGCAGGCTGGCTGCAGGGGAGGGTGCGTCAGCGCTGGCCCGAGAGTTCGGCATCAGCCCGGCTTCCGTCTCCGTCAGGGTTTCCAAAATTTCTAAAAAGGTTTCAGAAACGGCCCACAAGCTGGCCGAGGCGCAGACGGCGCTGGCCGAGTTGCCGGTACCGCAGCAGTACGCCGCGGTGAGCCTGGCCGAGAAGCTGCGGGCGATCAGCACCAGCTTGGCCAACGCGGCAGAGCTGGGGGCCAAGACCGCCCACCGGCTGCATGCCCTGGCCAACAGCGAGGTGGAGAAGGTGGACGATGCCGACCCGCTGCGGCCCGAGTCGATGGCCGCGCTCAAGGGCGTGAGCGTGCTGACCAAGCTGGCCAACGATTCCAGCCAGATCGCGGTGAACCTGCTGGCCGCCAACCGCGACACGGTGAAGCGGGTGAACGAGGCGCAGATGGAAGATCCTGAGGCGCCGAAGGGCGTGCTGGTCGTTCCTGGCGTTCTGGATGAGAAGAGCTGGGAGCAGATGATGGCCAAGCACCAGGGGGGCAGCGCGTGACGGTGCGCTGGGCCCCGCTGCCTGGTGCGCAGTTCCAGTTCCTCACGTGCCCGATCTTCGAGGCGCTGATGCACGGCACGCGCGGCGGCGGCAAGACCGACACGCTGCTGATGAGCTTCGCGCAGCACACCGGCAAGGGCTGGGGGCAGCACTGGCGTGGCGTGCTGTTCCGCCTGACCTACCCGCAACTGGCCGACGTGGTGGCCAAGAGCCGCCGGTGGTTCAGCCAGTTCTTCCCCGAGGCCAAGTTCAACAAGTCCGACTACACCTGGGAGTGGCCGACGGGGGAAATGCTGTTCTTCCGCTACGGCGCCACCGAGGACGACTACTGGAATTACCACGGGCACGAATACCCGTGGCTGGGCTTTGAAGAGCTGACCAACTGGCGTGACCTGTCGTTCTACGAGGCGATGCACTCGACGTGCCGCAGCTCATTCCCGGGCATGCCGCGCATGGTGCGGGCCACCTGCAACCCGTTCGGCAAGGGCCACGGCGCGGTGAAGGAGCGGTTCCGCCTGGGCCAGGGCGGCGCGCCATCTGGCCAGGTGATCCGCGAGGACGGCGCCAAGCCGCGGGTGGCCATCCGCTCCACGATCTACGAGAACCGGGTGCTGCTGGCCAATGACCCGGAATACCTGGCCACGCTGCAGGCGCTGAAGGACCCGAACCGGCGCAAGGCCTGGCTGGAGGGGGACTGGGACATCCACGTGGGCAGCTTCCTTGAAGGCGTGTGGGACGCCAAGCGCCACGTGGTGGAGCCGTTCGCCATTCCGCCGCACTGGAAGGTGTGGAAGGCGATGGACTGGGGCTATGCCCGGCCCTTTGCCGTGTACTGGTTCGCGGTGGACCCGGATGGGGTGCACTACATCTGGCGCGAGCTGTACGGCGCCGGCGAGAAGCCGAACGAGGGCAGCCGGGAGGATGCGGCCAAGGTGGCGCGCAAGGTCCGGGCGATCGAGGAGCACGACGAGCGCCTGGGCTACGACTACCGCCTGAACCTGGCGGACCCGGCCATCTTCGGCAAGATCGGCGCGGACCGCTCCATCGGCCAGATTTTCCGCGAGGGCGGGGTGAAGTGGCAGGAGGCCTGGAACGCCAAGGGCAGCCGGGTCAACGGCGCGCAGGAGGTGATTCGCCTGCTGGCCGAGAGTCGGCTGAAGGTGTTTTCCAGCTGCAAGCACTGGCTGCGCACGGTGCCGGCCCTGCCGCCCAGCGACGACAACCCCGAGGACGTGGACACCGACGCCGAAGACCACGCCTGGGACGCCACCCGCTACGGCGTGATGCGCCGGCGCCGCAACCCGGACGCGGAACAAAAGTCCGACGACCCCGAGGAACCGACCTACAAACACGACGACGACACCTACCGGCTGAAAGTGTGACCATGGACCCGACCCAGACTGCGCCCGCCGAGGGCTACCGCGAAGAACCACAGGCCGACGAGCTGGCCCGCAAATGGAACAAGCGCATCGCGCACGCCCGGACCCACTGGGAGAAGTTCCACAAGCGGGTGCGCCACAACCGCCGCACGGTGACCGGCTTCGACTGGAACGCCGATCCGGCGTCCAAGGACTTTTACAAGCTGCGGGCCAACCTGATCCACGGCACGATCACCGCGATCCTGCCCAACATCTACGCCCGCAACCCGGAGATCAGCGCCCAGCCGCTCTACAAGGCGGACAACCTCAAGCTGCTGTGCCAGACGCTGGAGACCGTCACCAACCGCCACCTGGACAAAGCCGACCTGAAGGGCCGCGCCAAGATGACGGTGCGCAGCGCGCTCACGTCGAGCTTTGGCGTGGTGAAGGTCATGTACCAGCGCGACATCCGGCGCGACCCGATCATCCAGAGCCGCATCAACGACACGCAGGACAACATCCTGGAGATCGAGCGCTTGCTGGCCGACATCGAGGACCCGAACCAGCGCGGCGACCTGGAGGCCAAGCGGGCCGAGCTGGACCAGCTCATGGGCGCGCTCAACGAGCAGGTGGAGATCACGGCGGCCGAGGGCCTGGTGATCGACCGGGTGCTGACCGAGAACCTGCTGATCGACCCCAGCGTGTGCGAGTTCTGGGACTACCGGGACGCCGACTGGCTGTGCCAGATCATCCCCATGAAGAAGTCGCAGGCCGAGGCGACCTACAAGATCAAGCTGGACAAGGCCAAGGCCTACCAGGACACCCAGCAGACCGGCAAGCGGGACGGCCGCATCGCGTCGGGCTCCACAAGCCTGGACGAGGACCGGCAGATCGCCATTCTGGAAATCTGGGACAAGACCACCCAGCGGGTCTACACCATGGCCGAGGGCTGCGACTACTGGCTGCGCGAGCCCTACAGCCCGCCCAAGGCCGGCGAGCGCTGGTACCCGTTCTTCCTGCTGCCCTTCCAGATCGTGGACGGCCAGTTCGTGGGGCCTTCGCTGGTGGACCTGACCGAGCGGCTGCAGGACGAGCACAACGAGGCGCGCGACGGCTTCAACAAGCACCGGGAGCTGTGCAAGCCGGGCTGGGTGGCCAGCGCGGACATCAACGAGAAGTCCATCAAGCGCTACGCCGACAGTGAGCTGGGCGAGATCACCCTGATCGACACCGAGGGCAAGCCGCTGCAGCAGGTGATCCAGCCGCGCCAGCACCCGCCCATCGACCCGGCCGTGTACGACACCGCCGCGGTGCGCTACGACTGGGAGCAGGTGACGGGCATGCAGGACGCGGCCCGTTCGACCGTGGTGAACCCGAAGACTGCCACCGAGGCCAGCATCATGCAGCAGGCCTTGTCGGGCCGCGTGAGCGAGTTCCGCGACCAGGTGGAGGACTGGCTGCAGGAGATTGCCCAGTACGGCGCCCAGGTCCTGCTGATGGAGCTGACGCCGGCCCAGGTCGAGCGGATCATGGGGCCGACCGAAACGCAGGTGGTGGATGTCGGGGGCATGCAGATGCAGGTGCCCGTCAAGCACTACGACTGGCCCGAGCTGTCGCGCGAACAGGTCTTCGACATGATCGAGATGAAGATCCGTGCGGGCACCACCGGGGCGCCGGACAAGGCCGAGCAGCAGGAGAACTGGGGCAAGGTGCTGCCGGTGATCCAGAGCCTGGTGGGTTCGATCCTGCAGGCGCGCGCCACCGGCCAGGACGCCGAGCCGTTCATCAACCTGCTGCGCGAAACCCTAAAGCGCTTTGACGAGCGCCTCGATGTCGAGCAGTTCATCCCCAAGGCGCCGGCCATGCCGCCCGGCATGCCTGCCGCGATGCCCGCACCCATGCCGGCCGCGGCGTGACGAATCCCCAACCACGACGAAGGAACCACCATGCCAATCTGGAAACAGCGCCTGTTCTCGCGCCTGATGAAGCCCGCCGACGGCGAGGGCGGCGATCTGGGGGGCGGCGCGACCGAGGCCGCCATCGAGGCGATCGGCACCGAGCCGGCCGATCCGACGCCCACTGATCCGCCGGCCGCAGACGAGCCGCACCAGGACGCGCATCAAAACGATGCGGGTGCCGCATCAGAAGGCGGCAAGTCCAAGCTGGCCGCGATGCTGGACGACCTGACCGACGACCCGAACGCAGCCAAGCCGACGGACAAACCCGCTGCCGGCGCTGAGGCCAAGCCGGCCGACACGCCTGCAGCCAAGGCCGAGGACCAGCCCAAGGCGCCCGAGCAGGAAGAGGCCGAGCTGCTGGAGGGCGTGAAGTCCGAGCGCGGCAAGGAGCGCATCAAGCAGGTGTTCGCCGAGAAGAAGGCGATGGAGAAGGACCTGGCCGACTTCCGGCAGATGGTGCAGTCCACGGGAATGACGCCGCAGGACTTTGCCCAGACGCTGGAGTTCGGCCGCCTGGTCAACAGCGGCGACGAGAAGAGCCTGCGCCTGGCGCTGGAGATGGTGGAGGGCCAGCGCGCCATGCTCTACCAGAAGCTGGGCGTCGAGGCGCCCGGGGTGGACCTGCTGACGGGGCACGATGACCTGAAGGCGGCCGTCGAGAACATGGAGATCACGCGCGAGCGCGCGGTGGAGCTGGCCAAGTACCGCAAGCAGCAGCAGGAGGTGCAGCAGCGCCAGCAGGTGGAGCAGCAGACGGTGCAGGAGCGCCAGCAGTTCCAGCAGCAGGTGCAGCAGGCAGCCGGCTCGATGGAGGCCTACCTGCAGACCCGGGCGCAGGAGGTGGACCACCCGGCGCGCATGAAGGTGATCACCGATCACTTCAAGAACCCAGACAACCTGCAGCGCTTCGTTTCCACGTTCAAGCCCGACCAGTGGCCGGCGGCGATCCAGATGATGTACGACAACATCCAGGTGCAGCGCCCGGCCAGCGCGCCGCAGCCCATCCGCTCGCGCCCGGCCACGCTGGGCACGCCCGCGGCCAGCGCGGCATCGCCCATCGACCGGGTGGCGCAGCGCCTGGAGAGCATGGGCCTGTGAACAAAAGTCCGGCGGGGGCTTGACGCCCGCCAATAATCGGCTCGCCAGTTCCGCATTGCTGTGCTGACTGGCCTGCAACGAGCGTAAGCGGGGATCGCCTCCCGCAGCAGGCCCGCCGGTACCGCGATGCGGTACACGCCGAATTTGTCGCTGCATCGGTGGGGTCGCGTCCACCAGGGCCAGACGGGCCAGATCAAAGCCGTACCCGAGTCGCGCCGGGAATCTGACCTGTCAACGCTGCGGGATGGCCTGCGCAGACGGTGTGGAAGGTGCTTTTCAACCTTTCATTCGGAGCAGCGACATGCCCATTTCAGCCGGTGATTTGCAGGAGTTGGCCAAGGTTTCCTTGGACGAGTACCTGCGCAACATGCCCGTGGACCAGATTGCCACGGAGCGCCCCTTGCTCAAGAAGCTCATGGCCGGTCGCAAGACCTTCCTGGGCGCCAAGCAGAACATCGTGGAGAACATCCGCAAGACCTACGGCAGCAACTTCAGCTGGGCGTATGGCGAGGATGCCGTGGTGTTCAACAAGCGCAACACCACCGAGCAGGCCGCCTTCCCGTGGCGCCGCGCCGTGGATGGCCTTTACCTCGATTACGACCGCCTGTTCGGCAACGGCATCAAGGTGCGCGAGGGCGAGCGCGGCGCGTTCAAGCTGGAGCAGAACGAGAAGGTGCAGCTGCTGAACCTGCTGGACGAGCAGATGGAAGCGCTCAAGGAAGGCTTCATGCAGAAGCTGGACCTGGAGCTGCACCGCGACGGCACCGCTGACACGGACGCCATCGTCGGCCTGGACACCCTGGTGAGCGTGGCCCCGACCACCGGCACCGTGGGCGGCCTGGACCGTGGCACCGCCACCTACTGGCGCAACCACGCCGAGACCGGCATTTCCGTGGCCTCGGTGGGTACCCTGGCCCAGAAGATGGAGCTGGCCTGGCGCAAGTGCATCAAGAACGGCGGCTCGCCTGACTTCATCCTGGCCGGCGGCGACTTCATAGACGCCTACCGCAAGGAAATCACCGTCACCCAGAACGCGAACGCCGGCAGCGTGAAGACGCTGGACGCGGGCGTGGGCAGCGGTGTGAACACCGGCCTGTACTTCAAGGGCGTGGAAATCATCTGGGACCCGCAGTTTGAAGAGCTGCAGACCCTGGAGAGCCCGCTGGTGTCCTGGAACAAGCGCTGCTACTTCATCAACACCAAGTTCATGAAGTACCGCGACGACGACATGGACATCGTGACCCCGGTGCGCCCGCACGACACGCTGGCCATGTACGCCATGGTGAACCTGCGCTGCGCGCTGTCCATCAGCCGCGCCAACGCGCACAGCGTCCTGGCCATCGCCTGATAGCCAGCCCCGAGCCCCGGCCCAGCGCCGGGGTTCTTCAATCCCCTGGAGTAACCGCAATGAGCAAGATCACAGTCCCCATGGTGGAAGTCACGGTGCGCCGCGATGCCAACACCATCACCCCGGTGGCGGTGCCGCCCTACGAGCTGACCATGCTGCGCCAGATGTTCGGCAAGGAGAACGTCAACGGCGACAAGGTGGTGGGCCACATTGAGGTGGACCCGGCCGGCGAGCACGAGCGCCTGAGCGCCAAGTACGGCGCCCAGAAGGTGGTGAAGGTCTACGGCGATGACGGCGGCGAGCGCCTGCAGGAAATGGTGGAGAAGGCCGCCGTGAAGGCCAAGGAGCCGACCAAGGCCGAAAAAGCCGCCGCCGAGAAGGCCGCCAAGGAAGCCGAAGAGGCCGCACGCAAGGCCGCCGAAGCAGCCGCGCAGTAAGGAAGCCCGACGATGGCGCAGCCGCAAGCCTACAACCGCGCGACCGACTTCACTCAGCGCGACGGTGACGACACCGATCACGCCGCGATCAACGCGGAGCTGGATGCGGCTGCGCTGTCCATCAACCAGGTGCGCGCCAACATGGCGCTGCTGCAGAAGGACGATGGCGGCCTGAAGAACGAGGTGGTGGGCCTCGATCAGCTCAAGCCCGAGCTGCGCAACGGCATTCCGGGTCCGCAAGGTCCGCAAGGTCTGCAGGGTCAGCAGGGCGCCATCGGTGCAGAGGGCCAGCAGGGGCCGCAAGGTCCTCAAGGCCTGCCCGGAGAGCGCGGACCTGAAGGCCCTCAGGGACCCCAAGGCCCCCAAGGCCCGCAAGGTCCACAAGGCGTGAAGGGCGACACGGGCAACACCGGCCCCATGGGCCCGTCTGGGCCACAGGGGACGCAGGGCATCCAGGGCGCAACCGGTGCGCAAGGCCCGGTGGGGCCTCAAGGCCCCCAGGGCACTCAGGGCCCGGCCGGCATGTCATTTGATGTGGATGCCGTGGGCGTCTATGCCGACCGCGCGCTGTACGACGCAGAGCCGCACGGCTTTGCATTCCTGTCCACCGACAACGGCTTTCTCTACCTGCGACTGGGTGCGACGGCCGGCGTTTGGTCGGGCGGCGTGCCGTTCGGCAAGGGGGAGAAGGGCGACCAAGGGCCCCAAGGGCCAGTCGGGCCGCTGGGTCCGCAGGGCCCGGTTGGTCCCCAGGGACCGCAGGGTATCCAGGGCGAGACGGGCGCGACAGGCGCTACGGGTGCCACCGGCCCGCAAGGCCCCCAGGGCGTTCAAGGCCCGCAGGGCATTCAGGGGCCGAAGGGCGACAAGGGCCTGGTCTGGCGCGGCGAGTGGAGCGCGGCCACCGCCTACATTGCGGACGACGCGGTGTTCTACGCGGGTTCGGCCTGGCATGCGCTGCAGGGCTCCACGAACGTCGAGCCGACGGTGCTGGCCACCACCACCTGGTCCATGCTGGCGCGCAAGGGAGACACGGGTGCGCAAGGCCCTACGGGTGCCGCCGGTGCCACCGGCCCGCAAGGCCCCGAGGGTCCACAAGGCCCGGTTGGCCCCCAGGGTCCGCAAGGCCCGACGGGCGCCACGGGCCCAGCTGGCCCGCAAGGTCTCACTGGCCCGCAGGGTCCGCAGGGCCCGGCGGGTGCAGGCCTCGATGCCAACACGGACGGGCAGGCGCGGTCGCTGGGCATTGGCACGACGCCTTCGGGCGTGGCGGGCGAGATTCGTGCGACCAACAACATCACCGCCTACTACTCGGACGATCGCCTGAAGACCCGGCTGGGAGGCATTGAGCACGCGCTGGCCAAAGTCTGCACCCTCAGCGGCTTTTACTACGAGGCGAACGAGGCCGCGCAGGTGCTGGGCTACGAGGTGAAGCGCGAGGTCGGCGTGTCGGCCCAGGCGGTGCAGGCGGTGCTGCCCGAGGTGGTGGCGCCGGCGCCGATTGATGACCGGTATCTGACGGTGCGCTACGAGCGCCTGGTGGCACTGCTCATCGAGGCCATAAAGGAGCTGAAGGCCGAGGTCGATGCGCTGAAGGGGGTGTGACGTGGCGCTGCAATCGTCTGGCTCCATTTCCCTGGCAAACATCGCGGCCGAGTTCGGCGGCGCGGCGCCGCACAGCATGTCGGAGTACTACCGCGGCGGCGGGCTGGTGCCGACCAACAACAGCAACGTGCCGGCCACTGGTGCGATCAGCTTTGGCAATTTCTACGGCGCGGCCAACCAGTTCAACTACGTCATCAGCAGCAACCAGACAAACCTAAATCTGCGAAATGCAGCGTTGTCCGCGGGCTGGGACGGCCTAGCCCCTTTGGTGGTCACGATCAACTCTGGTGTTTACATCAGCAGCAACAGCACCGGGACCCCTGCTCTTACCGTCAGCGGTTCGTTCCCAAGCGGGGTGGCCTTAGTCAACAACGGCTTCATTGTCGGGATGGGGGGCGCTGGCGGCGCAGGAAACGGCCTCGCCTACGGTTATTACTCGGACGCCTACTCGAACTACCGGGCCGCCGACGGCACCAATTTCGGCGGCAGCAATGGATCGCCAGGGGGGCCTGCACTTTCGGTTTCTTCGCCAATCTCGATCACCAATAACGGAACGATCGGCGGCGGCGGCGGCGGCGGCGGCGGCGGCAACGGGAGGTTCGGCACCAGCAGCGACATCTCCGGCAGCGGCGGCGGCGGCGGGCGCTCAGGTGTAGCGGCAAATTCAGCTGGAGCGCCGGGTGGTGGGTTCAACGCCAGCTCATTGAACCCACCATGGCAGTACGCCGGCAACACAGGCGCGTCAGGCACGTCTTCCGGGGGCGGAGCTGGTGGAACTGGGCGGTCTGGATACAGCAACTACCAAGTCGGTGGTGCTGGCGGCCCTGGCGGTAGCTGGGGCGCGGCCGGCGGCTCTGGGGGCAACGGGTACTCGCCAGTAGGCTACGGCGGCACCAACGTCGGACCAACACGTTTCGGCGGCTCCGGAGGACCTGCTGTGCAGGGAAATTCAAACATCACGTGGGTCGCCACCGGCACCCGCCTAGGAGCTATTGCATGAGTGACATCGAGTACACCTACGAAGTTGTCAACGTCGACGCGTATGCGAAGGCGATGGAGATCGCCTACACATCCCCGGGGCGCCAGACCATGCTCATTGGGACACGATTGCCATATGCCGGCGAATCGGTGGACGTCATCGCAAAGATGTATGCGCCAGTCGCATACTGGCGCGAGCAGGAGGCAGAAGTCGTCATCCCGGAGCTTGGCGCTTTCGGGTCATCTGTTAACGGGTCTCAATCAGTTCCAGTAACGCTTGACGAAGCCAAGGCCGCGAAGCTCGCCGAGATCGCTGCCGCCCGTTACGAGCGCGAGGTGAGCGGCACCGTGCTGAACGGCAATCCGGTGGACACCGACCGCGAGATGCAGTCGAAGATCGCCGGGGCCATGGCCGCTTTTCAAGCCGGGTTCATCACGTCGGTGGACTGGAAGTTCGGCGGCACCACCTTTGTGACGCTGACCGGGGAGCAGGTGCAGGCGATTGCCCGCGCTGTCACCCAGCACGTGCAGGAGTGCTTCACCTGGGAGCGCTTCATGGTCGAGCGCGTGAACGCCGCGGCCACCGTCGAAGAGGTCAACGCGATCGTGGTGGAGGCGTGACCGTGGGGCCGAACCGCAAGCCGCCGGTGCTGTCGCACCACCTGAAGCTGGAGCAGGGTGCCGTGCCGGACACCTGGCCGGACGTGACCGCTTTTGCCGAGTGGTACCTGTCGGCCGGGATGCCCATGATGATCCCGAGCGACTACGAGATTTTCTTGTCGGACGACGCATCGGCCATGTGCCTGTTCCGCAAGGGCCAGTTCCAGGTCGAGCTGTACATGGTCTACCCCGGGCCGCTGGTGCCCATCCACGAACACCCGGACGTGGAGGTCATCAAGTACTACTCGGGCACCTTCGACCACATCGAGGGCGGACGGTTTGTGCGCCAACGCAAGGCCGAGGGCCGGCCGGTGCTCAAGAAGGGCGAGGCCCACGGCGCCGGTTTTCAGCTCCAGGGCGAGAAGGGCGGCTTCGCGCTGTTCGCCTTCCAGCACTGGGCGCCCGACCTGAAGCCCTGCACCGTGGCCGCGCGTTGGAAGGGCAAGACCGTTGGCCCCAAGCAGGAGGCGCTGATCCGCCGGTTCTACCCGGACGCCTATGTGGTGGAGGGCTACGCCGACGTGACGCGCCGCATGTCGGACCCGGAGGGCTTCGCCTACCGCAGTTCCGGCGCCATTCCAGTGAGCCAGCTATGACCTACAACGGACCGGACATCAAGATCGGCTGCGTGGCCAATCTGTTCTCGCGCATGATGCACTTCGCCAAGGCGGGGCAGGTGGAGGAGGGGCACGCGCACCCGTTCGACCACCTGACCCTGCTGGCCGCCGGCGCGCTGCGCGTGACCGTGGAGGGCAAGACGACGGACTTCAAGGCGCCGCACATGCTCTACATCAAGGCCGAGCACCAGCACGAGCTGGAGGCCCTGGAAGACGGCACGGTGGCTTACTGCATCCACGCGCTGCGCGACAAGAACGGCTCGGGCGACATCATCGACCCGTCGATGGTCCCGGCAGGCGTGACGCCGCGTGACTTCGCGCAGGAGGTTGTATGCGTGAAGCCATGACCGCCTACCTGTACCACCTGCTGATCGCACTGGACCAGTTGGCCAACGCGATCCTGTTCGGGCACGCCGACGAAACCCTGTCGTCGCGCGCCTGGCGCGTGGAGCAGAAGGGGCGCCTGTGGGGCATCGTCCTGCGCCCCGTGATCGACATGACCTTTCTGGTCATCACGCTCGGTGCCGACCGGCACCACTGTCAAAGCAGCTTCGAGAGCGAGCGACTACGCAAGCAGTTGCCCGCGGAGTTCAGCGCCGAAGCCTCCAAGGGGACTCAATGACCGACAGACATTACGGCGGCCAGGAGCGCCGCAAGACGCCACATCTGACCGACGAGCAGATCGAGGAAATTGCCGAGCGCGCGGCCGAAGTCGCGCTGAACAAGGTGTACACGGAGGTCGGCAAGAACGTCCTGAAGAAGCTGGCCTGGTTGACGGGTGCGGCCGTCGTGGCCCTGGCCACCTGGCTGTCGAGCCACGGCGCGTTTCCGAAAGGCTGAGCCATGAACGGACTGAGCGAACGCCACCGGACACTGGGCGAGCTGATGACCGAGCTGCGGGCGCGGCTGGGCTTCATGACGCAAGGCTCTGCGGCCCAGGGCAACGAGGCCACGATCAAGAGCTTTTTGCAGGAGGCGCACGACTACGTGTACGGCGAGCTGGAGCCGCCCGTCCTGCGCAAGAAGGCGACGATCGCCCTTGAAGCCGGCGCCTACCTGTACGACTGGCACAACGACGCCGAGGCCGAGGACATCGACCCCGGGAATGTCCTATCGGTTTGGGTCAAGGCCTCGGACACGATCCGCGATCCGCTGCGTCAGGGCGTCACCGAGTACGACCGGGCCTTCGAGTCACTGCGCGGTCAGCCGGAGAAATACGACACGCTGAACGGGCAGATTGAGCTGTGGCCAGTGCCGGACCAGGCCTATGAGCTGGTCATCGAGTACATCGCAGGCAAGAGCCGATTCGAGCAGGCCGGCGACCGGCCCAGCGTGCCCGACCGCCTGGTGTTCCTGTACGCGCTGGCCAATGCCAAGGCCCACTACCGCCACCCGGACGCCCAGGCTTCGGCCACGAGCTTCCAGAACATGCTGGCGAAGGCCAAGAGCAAGCAGAAGGAGAACCGGCGGTTCTTCGCCGCAGGCGATGCGCGGCCCGGTGAATCTCAGGTGGTGCGCACGGCCAACGGCGGCTACACCCTGCGGAGCTGACCGTGGCGCAGATCACCTTCGACCGTTTTGATCTGGGCATCGACTTGCGCAAGGGCGCGAGCGTTTCGGACGCGAACCGCCTGCGCGAGATGAAGAACGCCTACGTGACGACCGGCCTGGCCACCCGGAAGCGCCCAGGGCTGACGCTGGTGCAGAACCTGGAGCCGGGCACCAAGGGCCTGTTCGCGGCCTTCGGCAAGCTGCACACCTTTTACTCGCAGGGCACCATCGCGCACGCCAACACCCTGTTCCAGGCGAACCGGGTGACGTTCTCGGGGGACTCGCGCGCGGTGATCGACGTGCCCTATGTGGACGTGTTCAACGGCTACCTGTATGCGGCGGTGCAGTACGACGGTGGCATCACCGAGCACCACTACCTGGACGGCAGCCCAACGACCCACATTGCGGACACGAACTGCCCGGACAGCGCCGGCGTGGTCAAGGCGGCGTCCAAGCTGTTCGCCGTGGCCGGCGACACGGTGCGCTACAGCAAGACCGGCGACCCGCGCGACTGGTCGGCGGCCAACGATGCCGGGTTCCTGCCCACGGGCCTGAACAGCCGCGGCGACCGCGCCGCCAACGCGCTGGGGCTCTACCAGGGCAATCTGGTGGTGCTGTCGAAGGACGGCGCCCAAGTGTGGCAGGCGGACCCGGACCCGGCCGCGATGCGCCTGCTGGACATCGTGGAGAACGTGGGCACGTCCTTCCCGCGCAGCGTGGCGTCGGTGGCCGGCGACCTGTACTTCCTGAGCGATTACGGCTTTCGCTCGATCACGACGCTGCAGCTCACCTCGAACCTGGCCGACGTGGACGTGGGCTCGCCGATCGACTCGCTGGTGCGCCCGCTGACGCTGGCCGGCGGGATCTCGCCCAAGGCGTTCTACTTTTACGGCACCGGGCAGTACATCTGCGCGATGGGCGCCGAGATTTTCGTTTACTCGATCTCGCGCACGGCCAAGATCGCCGCGTGGTCGCGCTACGAGCTGCCCGGCACGGTGGATGCCTTCGCCGAGCTGGGGCAGACGCTCTACATCCGTTCCGGCGATCAGGTCTACAAGCTGGACCCCGAGGTGAATGCCGACCAGGGGCAGGCGTTCGAGGTGGTCCTGCAGCTGCCCTACATGGACCTGAAGACGCCCGGGCAGCTCAAGCGCCTGTACGGGGCCGACGTGGTGATCGAGGGGCGCTGCGAGTTCTCGGTCGGCTTCGATGTGCGCGACGCGACCGCCTTCACCGACCCGGTGAGCCTGCGGGGCAACACCCGCCCGGCCGGCATGGTGCCGGTGGAGTGCTGCGGCACCGAGTTCTCGCTGAAGTTCCGCAACTTCGACGACAAGCCGTTCCGGCTGGATTCTGTGACCCTCTACTACGACGTGCTGGGGCCCATGTGATGAAGCTGCGCCTGGCCACCGTGGAAGACCTGCCCGCCATCTGTGTGCTGGGCCGGCTCATGCACGAGGAATCGACCTTTGCGCCGATGGATTACGACATCGACCGCGTGAAGGAAACGGTCAGCGACCTGATGGACAAAAGTCAGCTGGTGCTGGTGGCCGAGGATACAAACGGTGAAGTGGTCGGCGGGATTCTGGGCAAGGTGACGCAGAGCTGGTTCGGCAATGACCTGGTGGCCAACGAGCTGGGCCTGTTCATCCACCCGGATCACCGCGGCGGGATGCTGGCGGCGCGGCTCGTCAAGACCTTTGTGCGCTGGGCGCGCATGGCTGGGGCCAAGCAGATTCGCCCCGGGGTGATCTCGGGGTGCGATCTGGCCGTCGGGCTGTACGAGCGCTTGGGCTTCCGCAATTGCGGGGCCACGTTTTTGATGGAAGGGGCCTGAAATGGGCGGTGGTGGTGGTGATGGCGGCGCAGCAGCCGCACAGCAGCAAGAGGCGGAACGTCAGGCGCAGATCAAGGCGGCCACGGACGCGATCAATGCGACGTTCAACGGCAGCGGGCGCGATGCGCTGTACGCGGATCAGCGCGGCGCGGTCTATGACCTGAACAAGATGGAGGTGGACCGCCAGGCCACCGAGGCTGAGCGCACCAACCGATTCGGGCTGGCCCGTGCCGGTCTGCTGGGTGGATCGGCGCAGGTGGACAGCGTGGCCGACATCAACCGGCGCACCAACGAGGGTCTGATGCGCGCCGGCGGCATCGCCGACCAGGCTTCCGCCGACCTGCGCACCGCCGACGAGCAGGCCCGGGCGAACCTGATCAGCCTGGCGCAGTCGGGCATCGACACGGGCACGGCGGCATCGCAGGCGCTCAACAGCCTGAAGGTGAACAACGCCAACGCGAGCAGCGCGCGGGCCGGTGCCACGGTGGGTGGCCTGTTCAACGACCTGGGGCAGGCCTACCTGATGAACCAGGCGAACGCGGGGCGCAGCGCGGCCAACGCGAACCCGAATCAGCAGCAGTGGTACGGGGTGTCGAGCCCGTCCAAGACCTACGGCGGCACGGTGAGCCGGTAAGGAGGTAAGTCATGGACCCATTCAGCATAGCCGCCCTGGTGGCCACGATCGGCGGGGCCGCCATCCAGTACGACGCTGCGCGCAACGCCCAGAAGGCCCAGGAGGCGGCCACGCGCCAGAGCCTGGAGCGCCAGCGCAAGCTGCAGATGGAGGCCGAGAAAAAGGCCATGGACACGGCCGAGAACTACGAGACCCCCAAGCGCGCAGCCGAGCAGGAGCAGATCGCCGACCAGATCACGCAGGAGCTGATTGCCCCGGTGAGCGAGAGCCAGGCGATCCGCGCGCAACAGCAGACGACGCAGGGCAACGTGTCGGGCGACTACCAGGCGGCCAAGGCCAAGAGCGACCTGGAGACGATGAAGGCGGCCGAGCAGCTGGCCCGCCTGCTGGGCAAGACCACCAGCGCCTCGCGCCTGCGCATGAACGAGGGCATCCGTCTGATGGACGCTGGCATGGATGTGGACCGGCTGGCGAATTTCTCGCGCGGGCAGTACGGCGCCGACCAGATCGCCATCAACGCGGCCGGTCAGGCCGACCCCGGGCAGATGTTCCTGGGCTCGCTGCTGCAGGGCGTGGGCAGCGCTGGCCTGTCCAGTGGTTCGGGCAGCCTGAGCGCATCGGGCGCCGGCCTCAAGTACGGCGCCGGCGGCCAGCAGTCGGCCATGCTCGCGGCCCAAGAGGCCGGCATGGGCACGGGCGGGCTGTGGAACTTGGGCGGCGCCGCGCGTGATGGCTTCAACAGCTTTGCAAAGGCATTCAAGTGAGCACGACGACACTGATCCGCGATCCGGCCGAGGGCTGGGCGATGGCGGGCCGCTCCATTGCGGGGGGCCTGGGTGCGCTGCTGCAGGGTGAGGCGGTGCGGCAGAAGGCGCAGCTGGAGACAGAGGGCAAGCAGGCCGACATCTACCACCGCAACATGGCCGGCAACAAGTACGGCGCCGAGGCCGTGGGCCTGGACCTGACCAATCAGGCACGACAGGCGCCGATCGACCCCGGCCTGCCCGAGTACCTGCAGCAGGCCTTCCGGCTGTTCCAGGCCACGGGCGACGGCAACATGGAACGCTTTGCCAACGCTGGCACGGCAATCCAGACGCAGGGCATCCGCGACCAGGCGCTGGCCAACGTGGGCGACCTGGACCTGATGAACCGCCTGAACACGCTGGCCAAGCCGGGCGAGAGCTACATGCCGTTCAAGGCGGTGGGCGACACCGGTGGCGCCATGGACCAGGCCACGGGCGAAGGCGTGGTGTTCGATGAGGTGCTGCGCAAGCTGTTTGCCGCCGAGTCCGGCGCGAAGGTGGCGCGCGACCGTGGCGCGGCGAATGCGTCCAACGCTTCGGCCGGCAAGTACAGCGCCGAGGCCGACATCGAGCGCCAAAAGGCCGAGCGACTGCGCACCACCGGCGCGCTGCCCGGTACCGGCGCCGAGGGCTCGGAGGGCGCGCTGTCGTCCACGATCCTGCGCACGCTGCAGATCCCGGCGCTGGACGAGAAGGGCCGCCCCGTGCGCAACCCGATCACCGGCGAGCTGGAGACCCAGACGGACCAGGCCGCGCTGTCGAATTTCTACGGCTGGGTGTCGGCCAACAACCGGCGCCCGACCGCCACAGCCTTCGCGCAGTGGGAGGCCGCGGGCCGCCCTGGCGGCAACAAAAGTCCGGCGCCCGCTGCGGGCGGACCAAAAATCGACCCGCAAGCGACGAGCGCCGCCCTGGCGAAGGCCCGGGACGCGATCGCCAAAGGGGCACCGCGCGACAAAGTGATCGAGCGGCTGCGACAGAACGGAGTTGATCCATCGGGGTTGTAAATGAGCGTCGAATTCGATGACCTGATTCCCAGCAACAACAGCAGCATCGAATTCGATGACCTGATTCCCCAGGGGCCCAGCCTCACCGAGCGGGTGGCAGGCGGCGTTCGCGCCCTGTTCGGCAACATCGTCACCCCGCTCAACGTGGGGGCCAAGGTCCGCCAGCTCGCGGACACCGTGAATCCGCCCGAGCCGACGGGCTCTGTGTTCGATCGCCTGCCGCCCGAGCCCGCGCCGTTCGACTTCGCGCGCGCCAGCGCTGTGCGCCGGTCCATTGATGACCAGGTGGCCACGCAGCAGGCGCGTGAGGCGCAGTACGGCAGCATCGGCCCGATCGTCGGCCCCAAGCCCAGCGTGGGCAGTGTGGCCGGCGGACTGCTGTCGGACCTGGTGGCCGGCGGCAAGGCGGCGCGCGCCGGCATCAACCAGATGGCCGGCGACATCAGCGGGTCCGAGTACCTGCTGGACAAGGCCAAGCGCGAGGCCGCGCAGGCCGAGCTGATGCGCGCGGTGAACACGCCCGAGTTCGAGAGCGAGACCGCCCGGGGCATCTATGGGGGCCTGTCCAGCACAGTGCGCCAGCTGCCCGCGATCGCGGCGGCCGTGGCCACACGCAACCCCAACATCGCGCTGGGCGGCATGGTGGCGCCGATGGTGCCCGAGGAATACGGCAAGTTCCGCCAGCGTGGCGCCGACCCGCTGGCCGCCCTGGCTGGCGCCGCGGGATCGGCCGCGACCGAGTACGTCACCGAGAAGCTGCCCATGGGCTTTCTGGTGCGGCAGTTCGGCCGTGCCGGTGCCGGCCAGTTCCTGACCGGCATGCTGGCGCGCGAGGTGCCCGGCGAGCAGCTGGCCACGCTGGTGCAGGACGCCATCGACACCGCCGTGGCGAACCCAGACAAAACCTGGGGCGACTACATTGCCGAGCGCCCGGGGGCCATGTACCAGACCCTGCTGGCCACGATCACGCAAACCGGCGTCATGGGTGGCGCCAATGCGGTGGCTGGCCGACTGGCCCGGCAGGCTGAGCCGCCCACCCCGCAGCCTGCCGATTATCAGGACGCAGTGGCCCGGGTGTTTGGCCGCACCGCGCCGCCGGCACCCGCGCCCGCCCCCCAGCCCGCCCCGGCGCCGCAGCCGGCGCCCGAGGCCGAGGTGGTGAGCCGCATCCTTCAGGCCATCGAGCAGACCCAGAATGTCCCGAACCTACCGCCCGCCCCACGAGCCCAAGCCGAAGCCCCGGCAACTCAAGCGCCAGCGCCAGCAGCAGTCGATGCAGCCGCGCCCGCTGGAGTACCCGCAGAACCTGCCGCCCCTGACGTGGAAGCCGCTAGGCTGACGTTCGATGACCTGGTGCCCGACCTGACGCCGAAGGAGGTGCGCACCGAAAACAAGGACGGCAGCGTGACGGTGGCCACGTGGACGCCGCAGGCCGATGGCCGGTTTGTGCGCCAGGTCCGCACCGAGCCCGCGCCCGACGTGTCGAAAAACACGCCGGAATTGAACACGCCGCCGGGACCTGTACAGAAATCGCCGGAAATTGAACAGGTGGATGGTGCCCTCACGGATGAGGGTACCAAGCAGCCCATCCTGCAGAACCGCAACCGGGCCACGCCATCGAGCATCGCGCAGATGCAGAGCATTGCGGCCCAACCCGACTACGGCCGCCTGGGTTTTTCGCGCGACTTCGCCAACGGCGCCCCGGTGGTGGCCGGTGGCCAGGTGGCGCCCGAGCAGCTGGGCCGCCAGGATGTGGCCGTGGCCAGCGACGGCCGGCGCATCCCGGTGCAGTACGCGGTGGTGGAGGCGGCCGACGTGTTGCCTTCCAACCAAGCCGATGGCACGCCCAACGCCGACTACGGCAACCAGGCGGTGCAGCGCATCCGCGCAATTGCCGGCAATGGCCGCATCGCCGGCCTGCAGCTGGCCTACCGCAAGGGCACGACGCCCGGCTACCTGCAGGAGCTGGCGAACGACACGCTGCACGGCGTGAGCCCGGGCGTGATCCGCGGCATGCGCGCGCCGGTGCTGGTGCGCGTGATGCCCGCCGACCAGGTGACGGCCGACATTGGCGACGTGTCCAACACCGTCGGCAACCTGAACCTGTCGGCGGTGGAGCAGGCCAACAACGACGCCCAGCGGGTCAACCTGGACGCCCTGCAATTTGCCGAGGACGGCAGCATCACGCCCGAGGCGGTGCGCCAGTTCGTGCGCGCGATGCCGCAGGCCGAGCAGGGCGGACTGATCGACACCAACGGCCAGCCGACCAAGCAGGCGGTGGACCGCATCAATGCGGCCGTGTTCGCCAAGGCCTACGGCAACGACCAGCTGGTGCGCCTGTACGCGCAGGCCCAAGACCCCGAAGCGCGCAACGTGCTGTCCGCCCTGGCGCAGGTCGCGCCGAAGATGGCACGCCTGGAAGGTGCTGGCGCGCTGGACATCCGCGGCGTGGTGACGCAGGCCGCCGAGATTGCGGTGAACGCGCGGCGCGAGGGCAAGGCCCTGTCGCTGGCGGCGCGCCAGCTGGACATGGCCGCCGACCCAGATGTGGGCGCGGTGCTGGAGCTGTTTGCGCGCAACCCGCGCAGCGTCAAGCCGGTGGTGGAGGCCCTGAGCCGCGCGGCCGACTTTGCTTACACTGAGGCCAACAAGCCGGGCGAAGACATGTTCGGGGAAGTGCCCCGCGCAGGCCGCGCCGACATCATCAACCAACTGGGCCCGCAAGATGAACGAGCAAGCCAAGAAACTCTGGAAGACCCCGCAGGGCGGCAGCCTGCTGGGCAAGATGCTGGACGGCAAGCCCCTGAGCCCGCAGGACCAGCAGCACCTGCAGAAGCTGAAGCAGGCCGACCCGCCGAAGCCGAAGGGCTGAACGACGGCCAGGACTGGATGACCGCACTGTTCGGCGGCGAGCAAGAACAGACAGCCAACCAGACCCCTGCATTCACACCGAGGCGCGATCCGGCCGCTCTGAGCGCAGTGCTGGCCGATGCCAAGCGCGAAGCGGAAGCAGCCCGCGACGACTGGGCCAGCCGCACTTACAAACAGAACCGGACGCAGGTAGAGCTGCGCGGTGACGGACCATCCCGGCAGGATTCCAAATCGGTTTCGGCCATCAACGAAAGCCGGCGCCAGAAGAACATTGAGGCGCTGAATCAGGAAATCGCAGCCATTGAGCGCATGGAGCGCATGCTGGCCAGCGAGCAGTCAGCCAGCCGCCTGCTGGACATCCTGAACAAGACGATGGAGCAGGCCGAGCAGGCGGTGCAGAACCGCACCGCCGTGGTGGGCAAAACCCCCGCCGAGGCTTTCGAGTACCAAATCCTGCAGCGCCTGGACATCAAGCCCGCGCAGGGCGCCTTTACATCCAACCGGGTGAGCAAGGCATTGCTGGCCTACCTGCAGGGCGAGCAGCAAGAGACTGTGCAGCAAGAGGCCGCACCCGAGCCCCTGCTGACCGCGCCCACCCCCGAGGAAGTCACCCAGCGACTGGAGCGACTGGAGCAGGCCGAGGCCGAGCGCAAGGCCGCCGAGGCCAAAGCAGAGCAGGACGAGCGCGAGCGCCAACAGCGCGCCGAGATTGCCCGGCGCAGCGAGGCCGCGGCCGACACGTTCGAGCTGGGCCAGGACCCGATGGCCAACCTGACCGGCCAGGGCGACATCTTCAGCGCGCCAGCAGAGCCCGGGGACGCGAAAGATTCCGGGCCTGAAATCCCGGCAAACGAAAGTCGCTCAGCCCCGCCCGCGGATGCGCGCCCGAGCGCACCGGCAAAGCCCATCGAGGACTTCGGCGAGAAGCTGGGCGGTGCGCGCAAGGACCGCGCGCCGTCCCTGTCCGCAGACCTGACCGACGAGGACATTGCCACCAAGCCCTTCAGCCAGATTTGGCCGGCGGCCGAGGTGGACGGCATCGAGGACAAGTTCGCCGCGGCGGTCGCGTTTGCCGCCCGCGCTGAAGTGCCGGCCAAGCCACGCGTGGCCTACAAGGTCAAACGCTGGGTGGAGAAGGTCAAGACCGTGCGCGAGCTGGCCCGGATGATCGTGGATGGCGACATCACCCCGCCGGACTTCATGGCCCGGCTGCGCCAGAACCCATCGCTGAACGCCTTTGCCGACAAGGTAGAGCTGCTGGGTGCGATTGACCGGACGCAGTGGAGTCGCATCGGGGAGGTGGAGGCCTTCCCAGACGCCTACCGCATGGAGGACGACGGCAAGCGCGTGCCCACACCGCTCACGCGGGTGCAGATCGACGGCAAGACCCACAACATCCCCGCTTCAAACATTGTGACGGCGATCGACCGCGTGGACGAGCTGCTGGCCGGCGAGGCCGAGGCGAAGAAGATGCAGTTCGAGATTCGCCAGAACACGAAGACCGGCGAGGTGTTCATCAACAAGAAGGGCGACAAGGAATACCGCAAGCTCCAGACCTTCGCGGATGCCAAGCAGGCCCGCGCCTACATCAAGGACAGCTACGACGACCTGGTGGCCGCATGGGAGGCAGTGAAGGAGAGCGACAACGTCAAGAAGACGGACGTGCGCGGCGAGGTCAACCGGCCGCGCACCGGCGCCGATCGACGTGGCGGGCAGGATGTGACGCCTGAGCAGTTCAGCGAGACCTTCGGCTTCCGTGGCGTGGAGTTCGGCAACTGGGTGGGGCAGGGCGCCAATGCCAAGGAGCGCCAGGGCATGCTCAACCAGGCCTACGACGCTTTGCTGGACCTGGCCGAGATCGTTGGCATCCCGCCCAAGGCCATTTCGCTCAATGGCTCGATGGGTCTGGCGTTCGGCGCGCGCGGCAGCGGCAAGGCGGCGGCGCATTTCGAGCCCGGCAATCTGGTCATCAACCTGACCAAGACCAAGGGCGCCGGGTCGCTGGCGCACGAATGGTTCCACGCGCTGGACAACTACTTTGCCCGCCAGCGTGGCGGCGAGGTGCCGATGCAGCGCGGCGTCAATGCGCAGCAGGCCTATCGCACCAACAACTACATCACCTACCGGCCCGAGCCGCTGTACATCCACAAGACCCAGCGCAGCACGCCGATCACCAAGGCGAAGCTGCAGCGCTACCACGAGCAGAACCCGAAGTCGGCGTATTACGACCCCGACAACTGGCAGGTGGACCCGCGCCACCCCAACGGTGTGCGCCCCGAGGTGGAGCGCGCGTTTGCCGAGCTGGTGGAGGCGCTGGATCAGTCGCCCATGGTCCAGCGCGCGGCATCGCTGGACAAGGCGCCGGACGGCTACTGGTCCCGCATCATCGAGCGCGGCGCCCGCGCGTTCGAGAACTACGTCATCACCAAGATGATGGAGAAGGGCTACCAGAACGACTACCTGGCCAACGTGCGGCCGGTGGACGAATTCCCGCGCAGCCGCGAGCGCTACCCGTACCTGCTGCCCGAGGAAGTGGCGCCCATTGCAGAGGCCTTCGACAACCTGTTCGGCACCATCGAGACCAAGGAAACCGACCGGGGCGTGATGCTGTACGAGCCCGATGCCTCCTACAATGCAGAGGCACCCCGGCGCCCCTACACCGATGACCGACAGCTCCAACTCTTCCTTGATAACGGACCTGACCGAAGCCAGGCAGGCCCGCGTGGAGAAGCTGCCCAGCGGGAGGCCGTTGCCGCCGTGGACGACCTACGATCCACCGAAACCGTACTTGGCCTTGCCCTGTCGCGTGATTACGCTGCCCGCCAGCGAGTCAGCCTCGTCGGACAAAAAGTAGAGAGCGCCGAGGACCTGGCCATCCTGGCCCAGGTGTACCGCGACCCCCGATTCGAGACCTTCCGTGTCGTGTTCGTGAACGACGCGGGCAAGGTGGTTTCACAGGTGGGCCTGACCAGCCGACTGCCTGCATCCGCTCAGGCCATCATGGGCAACGACCTGGAAGGCTACCTGCGCGACCTGTCAGCTACCGCCCGCAACCGTGGCGCCACCGGGTTCTACATGCTGCACAACCACCCCAGTGGAATCGCGGCCCCGAGCATGGCGGACCGATCCATCACCCAGCAGTTTGCGATGCTGATGCCCGCGCTGCAGTTCAAGTCGCACGTGGTGATCGACACGAACGAGTATTCGACCATCGACGGCAAGGGCCGCAGCGAAACCCTGAAGAAGGACTTTGGCCAGCCGGCCCCTTATCGCGCGCAGGAATGGGAGGACGTGAAGATCAGCGGCCCGGACGATGTGATGGCCATGGCCAAGCGCCTGCAGGTGGACTGGGACGCTGTGACGCTGATCCACACCGACAACCAGTACAACGTGAAGACCATCAGCACCATTCCGTCGAACCTTGCGGTGGGTAACCCCGAAGCCCTGAAGAAGCACGTGCTGAAGGCTTCGCTGAAGGTGCGGGGCTCGCAGGTTTTTGCAGTCGGCCGCAATGTGCTGGCGCTTTCCCGCATGAACGGCTTGGTGGTGGACGGCATCTTTGTGCACGACGATGGCCGAGTCAGGAGCTTGCGCAGCGAGGGCAAGATCGGTGGTGGCCAGCCGTTCCCGGAGAGCCGCCGCACCCGCGTGAGCCCCGACACCAGCCCGGAATTCGCCTACCTGCGCGAGGATGCGCAGCAGGCCACCACGCGGCGCGTGGCCGAGGATGGCCCGGAATACGGCAGCCAGCAGCCCAACGCCAACCGGGACGCCCTGGGCCGCTTCAAGTTCCGCCTGGGGGAGGTGGCGCTGCACAAGCTGGACGCCGTGACCCGGCCGCTGCAGGAGCGGTTCGGCATGCGCATGGCATCGCCCGAGCTGCGCCGCCAGCTGCGCCAGATGAAGGCGACCATCGAGGAAGCCAAGCGCGCGGCCGTGGACGTGGCCAAGGAAATGAGCGCCATGCCCGAGGCCGACCGGGCCATGGTGTCGGACATCGTGGAAAAGATGATCGCGCCTGGCGTGGTGCCACCCGAGCACGCGGTGCGCGTGGCCGACGCGATCACCCGCACCATGGACCAGCAGACCGACGAGCTGGTGGCACTGGGCATGTTGAGCGCCGACAGCGCCGACCGGTGGCGCGGCCGCTACCTGCCGCGCATCTACAACCGTGAGACCGAGCTGCAGGACGATCCGCTCATCAAGCGCCTGTTCAAGACCGGCACGCCGACCATGCAGGGCATCGGCGGGGGCTCGCTCAAGGGCCGGGGCCTGTTCCAGGACGTGAGCGTGGACGCGGTGGACCAGTGGCTGGCCATGGGCTACGAGGTGCGCGACCCGCACTGGAAGCTGGTGCAGGGCAAGCTGGAGCTGAAGGACCCGAACGCGCCGCAGGTGGCGCGCGACCAGGTGACGGTGTGGCGCGACTGGACGCCCAGCGAGCGGGCGCAGATGGGCGAGAACCGGGACGCGCTCTACCGCTTCGTGCAGGGCTACACCGCCATGCAGCGCGACATCGCCCTGGGCCGGCTGTTCAACAACATCGCCAACAACCCTGAGTGGGTGCGCCGTTCGGGTTCCGATGGCTGGGTGCAGGTGCCGACCACCGAGATCCCCGACACCGGCGGCGTTAAGCGCTACGGCAACCTGGCGGGCCTGTGGGTGCGCCGCGACGTGATGAGCCACCTGACCCAGTTCGAGGAAGCGGCCAACGACACGCTGCAGCTGTACCGCGAGGCCCTGGGCCTGTGGAAGGAGGGCAAGACTGCGCTGAACCCAGTGGCTCACTTCAACAACGTGATGGCCAACGTGAGCATGGCGCACTTCGCCGGCGTGTCGTACTGGGATGGCCACAAGTACGTGGCCGCGGTGCGCGACCTGGCCACCGATGCCGCCATGGTGGACGAGGCCCGCAAGGTGGGGCTGTTCACGGGCAGCTTCACGAAGGAGGAAATGGTCCAGGCCATGCCGCCCGAGCTGCAGAAGCTGATGGAGCTGGACGAGGGCCGGGCGCGCAAGGCGGGCAAGCAGGTGATGAACGCGCTGACGTTCTGGCTGCGCCGGCCGCTGCGCGATGCCTACGAGTTCGAGGACTCGTTCTTCAAGTACCTGATCTACCGCGATGCGCGCCAGCAGGGCATGAGCCCTGAGGACGCGACGGACTACGCGCTGCGCTACATCTTCACCTACGACGACCTGCCGAGCGGGGCGCGCAAGGTGCGGGACTACGCCATCCCGTTCTTCAGCTGGACCTACAAGGCGGCGCCGGCGCTGCTGCACACGGCCATGGTGTACCCGTGGCGCTTCATGGCCCCGGCCGCTGCGCTGCACGGCATCAACCTGGTGGCCTATGCGCTGGCCGCGGGCGACGAGGACGACAACTGGCTGGAGAAGATCGCCAAGGGCCGCGAGCTGGAGAAGGAAGAGCGCGAGGCGCTGCCGGAGCGCAGCCAGGGCATGGGCCTGCTGGCCAACCCCAAGACCATCCGCCTGGGCACCGACAGCGTGACCGGCAACCCGGTGTTCTTGGACGCTTCGCGTGTGGTGCCGGGCGGCGACATGTTCGACATGGTGAACCAGGCCGGCGGCCTGCCCCTGCCGGCGCCGCTGATGCCGAACCACCCGGTACTGTCGGCCTTCAGCGCCATGATCGCCAACAAGGAAATGTTCATGGGCCGCGAGGTGACGGACAAGAACGACACCGGCCTGGAGGCGGCCGAGAAGCGCGCCAAATGGATGGCCGGGTTCATGCTGCCGGCGGTGGCCCCCGGAGGCTACCACTCGCAGCGCATTGCCGACGCCGCGGCCAACGCGATGGACACGGTGATCACCGTGCCGGGTTTTGGTGAGTTCACCGGCGTGGACCGGTCCGGCCAGCCGGTGCAGCCCAAGTTCGCGGCCATGCAGACCCTGGGCATCAAGGCGCGGCCGGTGGACCTGGAGCTGGAGGCGCAGCGCAAGCGCGCGCAGGAGGCGGCCGTCATCAACTCCATCGCGGCCGAGGTGCGCAGCATGGCCCGCCTGTACCAGCGTGGCGCGGTGTCGGACCGCATGATGGAGCAGACCCGCGAGAAGGCGCGCGAGAAGATCGAGCGCGTCCGCGAGGACGAGTGACAAATGTCCGGCCGCTGTGCCGGGCAACTGAAGAATGGGCGCATCTGAAAGGACGCCCATGAAGGTTGACCAGTACATCGAGGCCCTGATCGCGCGCGAGGGCGGCTACGTGGACCACCCGGCCGATCGCGGCGGCCCCACCACCTGGGGCATCACCGAGCAGGTGGCCCGGGCCTACGGCTACCACGGCCGCATGCAGGACTTACCGCGCTCGGAGGCCAAGGCCATCTACCTGGAGCGCTACTGGGAGGCCCCGCGGTTCCACCAGGTCAACGACCTGAGCGCGGCCGTGGCCGAGGAGCTGCTGGACACCGGCGTGAACATGGGCACCGGCGTGGCCGCCCGGTTCCTGCAGCGCGCCCTGAACGTGCTGAACCAGGAAGGGAAGCACTACCTCGACATCGTGGTGGACGGCGCAATCGGGCGCATGACCCTCGCCGCGCTGCGCGCCTACCTGGGCGCCCGCGGCAAGGACGGCCATGTCGTGCTGCTGCGCGCGCTCAACGCCCAGCAGGGCGTGCGCTACATCGAGCTGGCCGAGGGCCGGCCCAGCCAAGAGGCGTTTGTGCACGGCTGGCTGCTGCACCGCGTGGCATGAAAGGAGACAGCATGGACCCGATTTCGCTGGCCATGGGCTTGGCCCAATTCGCCCCCCAGATCATCCGCTGGGTGTCCGGCAGCGACAAGGCTGAGCAGGCCGCCCGCCAGGTGGTGGACATCGCGCAGGCCGTGACTGGCAAGCCCGGCCCCGAGGCGGTGGAGGCGCTGCAGTTCGACGCCAAGCTGGCGCTGGAGTTTCGGCGCGCGGTGATGGACCACGAGCTGGCGATGGACGCGGCCTACCTGCAGGACCGCCAGCACGCGCGCGCCACGCACCGCGACCACTGGATGCCCTGGGTGCTGACCCTGACGCTGGCCGCGATGGTCGCGCTGCTGGTGGCTGGCCTGTTCGCGCTGCCCACGCCGCCCGAGAACCGCGAGGTGGTGTACCTGATCGCCGGCCAGCTCATCGGCGCCTTTGGCACGGCCGTGGCCTACTGGCTGGGCTCCAGCCGCGGCAGCGCCCAGAAGCAGACCTTGATCGAGCGCATGCAGCGATAA